TGTTTCTGCTGCTGTAACACGAAACTATATGGACGCGGTTGTTATGGCTGCTGGTAATTTGCCTGATCCTACTGCGCATAGCGGTGAATTAATTAGCTCTAATGGAACTTCTGGTGCATGGGTATCAAATATAAACACGACCGTCATGAAACTGGCAAACGGTGCTGATCCTACCAAGCTTCTGGCGTTCGACTTGTCAGGCATGACAACCGGAACGACAAAAACAATCATCATTAATGGCACATCTTTCACGTTTACTGATCCGACGGACACAACAAAGCGTGCTGCGCTTGATTTGAGTGCAATAACTACCGGAACAACGCGCAATGTTGTTGCTAGGAATAGAAATATAGTCTGGACAACACCAGCCAGTGAGTGGCTGCAAACTGTAACGGCTTCAGCATCAGCGACTATTGATGTTGACGGCTTTGACAATGCAACGTTCGATGATTATTACATTATTGTGAGTGGTGTGCGTCTTAGTGATACCAATGCTGACTTACTTCTACAGATGAAGGTTGGAGGTACATTAAGAACTACACAGTATTTTGGTCACTTAATAACACCAAATAGCGGAGCAGCAACTTATGCTGGCATAAATACCTCTGCCAGCACTTCCTTACTTGTTGCCGATGACTTCGGAACGGACACGGCAGCCGCTGGATGTGACTTGGTGCTTTGGTTTGGTGATTGCGCAAGTACAGTTAGACAGAAAAAAGTGCATTGGCATGGAACTAATCAGAATAACAGCGGAGGCACATCTTTTGTGCGGCTGGCATTTGGTGCTGGCACTACGGGTGCTGCTGCCGGTGCATTGACTGCAATTAGGTTTTTGCCAAGCGCAGGTACTATCACAGTAGGTTCTTTCAAATTATATGGAATAAGGGCAGTATAAAAATGGTTATGTATAAAACAACAGCTGACGGCGATGTTGAAATGACACCAGAGGAAGAAGCATCAGTAATTATTACTCAAGCTGATGCAGCAAGCCAAAAAATGAAGCGTAACATAGGTGATCTGTGGGCTTCTGCGGATAGGTACATCTATCAATATATTAATGGCGTAGGTCTATCTATTCTTGCTGCCGGAGTTAATGCTGGGCATCCAAAAGCAATCGCTGTTGCCGCCTGGTCAGATGCGGTGTGGGCTGGCTATTATGCTAAGAAAAATGACCTATTATCAGGCAAGCCATTGGATTTGGATTTCTCAGGATTCGGAGCAATACCTTATGATGTTCTTGAATTGCGCGCAGAAATAGAATCGTTGTGGGGCAAATAACGCAGTGACAATGCATAAAAATATTCTCAATATAGATGATATAATTAACAAGCAAAGATTATCAAAGGGTTGAGCATGGCATTATTAAATTCATCGCAACCATCTTCAGTTTATGTTGATCCTCGTGCAGCAGTTCTTTATGGGCCTGGCAATAATACCATAACGCCAGCACAAATCAAGGATTATATTTCTACTCCGGGTCGTTCTGACAAGGATGTTCTTGGAGCGGCATTGGCAAACAATGTAAGCACAGCACAGATTGCCGATGCAATGAAAGGCAATGATGCTTATGCGCCTGATAAAATCAGCGGATACCTATCATCTCAAGGTATCAGTCTGGACAAGAAACCAACTGTTCCAGAGTATGAGCCAATTCAGTACAGCCCGATAACAAACGTTAATGCAGTTCAAGATCCTGTAAAAGGAACTGTTGCAGGGCAATTAACAAACATACTTGATCCTAATTCACCAATAATGCAACGTGCCGCAACCATTGGCAACTCAATGTCGAACAGACGAGGATTACTCAATAGTTCGATTGGTGTATCTGCTGCAATGGCTCCTATGATTGATGCTGGTTTGCAGATTGCAACACCTGATGCGGCAAGCAATAACAATTTCAATTTGTTCAATGTTCAAAATCAGAACGATACCAATAAGTTCAATGCATCTAACTCTCTGAGCGCTGGTGTTGCTAATGCCGGTAACGTAAAAGACATTAGCATGAATGCGTTGAATCAACAAACCAATATGGCTATTGCCAATCTTGATACCAATACCAAGTTGAAGATTGCGAATATTGACGCGCTATCAAAAGACTCCAATATTGCCGCAAGCCTTAACCAGCAATTGATGAATAGTATTGTTGAGATTAACAAACAGGATAAGCCTGTAGATGTACGACAAGCAGAGATTGAGCAGCTTGTTAACTTGACAACGCATTCAATAGGATTGTTGCAAGCATTCAATTCAAAAGTTCCGGCGCTTGATTTCAGTGATATAACTGGCACAAGCAGCAAGCCAGGTGCTGGTATATCTGGAACAGGAAATACAAATGCTAGTGGCACTGGCGGTTCCAATGCTCCTGGTTCTGGTGGCAGTTCTGTTGTACCAATGAGCAAAATGAATCCATTGAACTATAGTATTGAACCTGCTGTTCTAGGTAATGTTTCTGCATATGAGAAAGCAACAGGCAACAGCATAGACAAAACCAAGATAGCGCCAGAACGATTGGTTAATGACATTATGAAAGCCATTAATCCAAGCTCAGGATTATCTTACGTTGGCAGTGATGGCCAAACTCATATGGCTAATGCTAACGCTTACGATCTTAATGCATTGATGAAGCAAACTGGAGCTAAGAATTACGGTGAATTATTTAGCACGTTATTCGCTCCGGTATATGTTCCTGGTACTGGTCGTGCCGATCAAGTAATGTTTTACGTTTATCGATGAACTTTGAAATAACTCGTGATCAAGAGTACATAAAGTATTGCCTTACACATCCTTATGTGTGGCGCAACTCTTGTGACGATGCAATGAATAATATTGATCCTGAGTTATTCTTCCCGCCAATGAGCGGGGTGTTGTACGTTAAGGCTGCTGACTTTGGTTTATTGATTGGCAAGCCTGTTAACTTCATAACATATGATGTGCATATCGCGTTATTGCCAATTGCAAGAGGAATGGCAAAGATCATATGCCAAGAAGCAATTCAAACATTATTTGAAAGTTCTGATAAGCCACTAAGATTAACAGCATCAATTCCATCTTTTAACATCAAGACAATAAAGCTTGCCGGTGATGTTGGTATGGAATTTATTGGGATAAACAAAAAATCATTCCTAAGGGATGGAGTTTTGTTTGATCAACATTTATTTGGATTAAGTAAGGAGTAGATTATGCCGCCACTTGCCGCTGTTGGTATGGCCGCTGTTGAAGCTGTTGGAGGAATGACATTAGCAGGACTCGCTACCGGCGCGTCTATCGTTGGCACAGGTTTGCAGCTTGTAGGAATGGCTACAGGTAGCAAGACTTTGCAAAAGATAGGCGGTGGAATGAGCCTGGTTGGAGGTCTTGGTCAAGGTGCAAATGCTTTGCGCGGCGCAATGTCAACAGGTTCTGAAGCAGCATCAACCAGTAGCGCATTGTTGAAAGGCAGTAATATTGAAGATGTTCTTTCATCTAATACGAAAGGTGCATTATCTTCAGAGGATATTATTGCTAAGTCTCCACTAAAAGGATCTGGTGGAATATCAACTAGTGCAGACAAATTTGCTGCATCATCTGGCGCATTGGATGCTAATCCACTCAGCGCAACATCATCTTATGGCGCAGATACCAAAGCAATTCTTGAGCGTATTGATGGAACACTAACAAGATACAACATGCCTCTTAATATTCTTGGTGGCATGGGTGAAGCGTACATGATGAAACAGCAACTTGATCAGCGTGATCGTATGCAGCAAAGAGATTTGGCTATGGTGCAAAACGCGGTTGATCGTAGAAGTCAAATGCCAGGTCAATTCAATACTGCACCAGGTGTTCAGTTCAATCCTAATGCTTACACTCCATTATTGAGGAATTAATATGCAACCATTATTGAAACAATCTCCAATGGATCAACAAGAAGAAGTTAACGAACCCGTTAATGATGATCAGTATGAATCAGCAGAACCAGAACACGGCGGTGGCGATGAATCTGGTGGAGACTTTACAATTAATTCCGACGAGGTTGAATCTGCCATTAAAGAGCAACTTGATGGCAGACAAACAAAGGCATTGAATGCAATCCTTGATGCTGGAAATAAACTGCTTTTCAGTAAAGATACTCATTATGATATAATGCAAGGACTTACTGACGATGACGATACACAGTTAGCGGATGAGCTTGGTAAAGGTGGAATATCTCTAGCGATGGTTCTTTATGAAAAAAGCGGCGGCACAATGCCACAAGAATTGATTATCCCTGCTGGTGTTATATTGCTTGCTCGTGTTGCGGAGTTTCTGAAACAAACAGGGCACAAGATTAATGACGAAATATTTCATGATGCCGTTATGATGTTTCAATCTGGTTTAAGTCAACAAGCCGATCCAGAGTATCACAATAAGATTAAACAAGCTATGGGCGATCAAGGACAACCAGAAGCACAAGATCAATCTCAGCAACCAATGCAACCACAACAGCCAATGATGCAGCAACAATCTCAACCTATGCCGGGAGTTTAACATGGTCGGATTACTTGGAATGTTAGCGGCTGGTGGAGCAATGGGTGCGCGCGATGCTAGTAATGCTTCGGTGCGTGCGCAGAATGAATTAGAAATTGGTAATGCCCGCGAACGTTTGCGTGAAGAATTTCTTAATAAGCAATTCGATAAGCAAATGGAAATGAACAAAGAAACTAATAAAGCAAGAGCGCAACAAGCTGATATAAAGTATCAGCGCGATATGCAAGATAAGCAAGCGCAGCGTGAACATGAAATGAATAAGACTGGATTGCTTAACAAAGGTAGACTTGATGCAGAGTCGGCCAGGAATTCAGGAGCTAATGCCAGGCTTGATAGAAGGCTTGCAGTGGAGCGAGAAAAGATTAATTCTAAAGGTGCCGCTGCGAATGATGATTTGTATGTAACTCTCAAAGACGGCAGAAAGTATTTGCCTCAAACTCAACAAGAGAAGGATGCCAGGACATTGGTAATGACTGGAAAAGCACCTGACTTTGAAACAGCTATTGATGTCATAACTCAAAGAGGTTTGATGTCTAATGCCGCTCGTGATCCAATGTCATTTACAAGCGCAGATACTGTTAGCACAGCTGGTAAAATGGTTAATCAATTATACAGCGGCAATCAACCTGCTGCCGGTGGCTTTGAGTTGAACTTCGATCCTAAGAGCAAAAAACTTATTCCTATGGGTAAATAATGCCAATAGTAAATGCGTATGGTAAGCGTATAAATTTTCCTGATGATATGAGTCATGAGGATATAGCTAACGTTATTTCTGCTAATGAAAAGGATTTGAATCCAGACTATAAACCTCCATCCGGCGGAATAAGAGAGTTTGCGGAAAATAATTTCCTTGGATTCAGCACTAAAGAAAAACCATCGATAGCAGATCAAGCAGAAGCAACCGCACATGAAGGCGCTAATACCGCAGCCACACAAGTTAAGGGAGCGCCTGTACGTCAATCATTCTACAACAAAGCATTGCTTGATCCTAGTGTTGGGATTAATAACAAGGATGATATCCTTGCACGCACACGAATAGCCGCTGATGAAGATATTAAAGGGCAAGTGCATCAGCGTGAGTTAGAGGGATTGCGCACGGATGAGAATGTTCCAGAAGGTGGATTTATTGCGTCTGCAAAGTCAATGGCAGGGCAAACTATCAAGGGTGCAGGGCAACTAGGATCGGATTATTTTGGTGCTGATAAAGATAATGATCTTATCAAGTATGGCGAAGAGATACTCAAAGAGAATCCTGTCGCAGTAAAATCTCTAAATGACATCGCAGATCGTCCATTCCTTGCATTCAAAGAAGCATCTGGCAATATGGTTCCATCGTTCGGAGCTATGCTTGGAACTGCCGCTCTAGGTCAAGGCATCATATCTGTTGCGCCGCTAACTGGGCCTCTTGCTCCGGTTGTTGCTGCTGTTGGTGCTGGTGTTAAATGGCTTGGTCCTGCCGCTATTGCTGCATTGCCATCGTACGGAAGTATTCGTGATAAGCAGATATTTAATGACAAATCCAATCAAGATGATTGGAAAGCAAAGGCTATTGCTGGATTAGGGGCGTCTGCTGTTGGTGCCATTGAGGTTGCATTCGGGCCGCAGAACTGGGCTATCAATATGCTTACTAAGGAAGGTCGAGCAGCATTAACTAGAAAGCTGGCGGCAACCACTCCAATGGAAGCATTTCTTAAGGGTGGATTGGTAGGTGGTATATCAGAAGGATCTGAAGAATTAGTTCAGAATCCTATTGAGCAATTATCATCATTCGATAATCCACTAGACAAAAAGAATCTTGAGGAAACTGCATTTGGTGGAGCAATGGGTTTTATCGGCGGCTTTGCTCCCGGTGGAGTCACAACTACAGTAAGTCATATTGCTAATCAAGCTCAACTAAAAGCAGATAGGATAAACGCTGAAAGAGTTAAACTTGGATTAGACAAGATAGTTAATTCAACCAACGTAGATGATGCCATTAATGCAGCTAATGAGTCTGTTTCACGCAATCCAGTTAACAAAGATGATGTTTTGCGTGTTGCCGATCCAACACTAGCGGATATAGAACGCCTAACCGGTTTAAAGCCATCAGAATCAATTCAGGAAATAGAAAGACAACAATCAATACTAGCTCAAGAGCAGCAGGAAAATATTGCAACACAGGGCAATCTGGAAGGTGAAAATAACCGCACAACAAAAACACCACGCGATACAGAGATAGTTTTACCAGACAACAGAACATTGAATGCACAATGGGATATTGTTGATGCTGATAATGTAAAAGCATCGTTAAAGAATGGTGAAAGTCAGCCGCGTGATCGTACTCGTGCAGCATCAGATTTACAAATTCAATCAATAGCAAAAAATCCAGACTACAGAAGATTATCGGATTCACCTGTAATGGATATTGGCGCTCCTGTGCTATCTAATGATGGTCAGATAGTTGGCGGTAATGGAAGATTTGAAGCATTGTCTCGCGCATATGATCAAAGCACTGCGCAAGAATATCTGGATAACTTAAGACAAGACGCAATTAAAAAAGGTATTGATCCTGCTGTTATTGATCAGATGAAAAAACCTGTGCTAGTTCGCAGGGTGTCGCAGCCATTTGATACTAGAGAATTGGCTATTGCTTCTAACTCTGGAACGTCAGCACAATACTCTGATCTTGAACAAGCTAAGATCGACTCTGAAAGACTGAAAGGTTTAGAAGATATTGTTACTACAGATAGTGGTGATATAGCATTAACTCCAGACAATATTAAACTTGTGCGTGATGCACTAGGAAAATACTCTCCTGCTGAAGTTGCGCCATTCGTTGATGCTAATGGTCAATTGTCACAGCAAGGAATGAAGCGTATTCGTAATGCCATGCTTGCCAAAGCATACGGTGATAATAAAGTTATCCAGTCATTGATTGAGTCTAATGATAGCGATATCAGAAATATACTTGGTGCATTAACTCGCGTTGTTGGTGATGCGGTTAAAGCACAGTCAACAGCACCAAAAGAATCAAACGTTACACCAAGTATTCTTGAAGCGATCAATATCTATAGCCAGTTGAAACAAAAAAATCAACCGGTATCAAATTATCTGCAACAACAAGATGCGTTCTCAGATAAGGTTAGTCCTACTGTTGAAAATATTCTAATGTTCATTGATAAGAATGCGCGTAGTCAACCAAAGATTACAGAGTTCTTTCGTGATGCATATACAAAGCTAGGTTCTATCGACACCAAAACAGCGGATATATTCGGTGAACAAGTAAAACCAAAACCAGAGGATTTGTTTGCCAAACAAAAAATATCAAATGAACCAAGTGCCACACTAAAGAAAGATAGCAGCTGGATCATAAGAAATAAAAACACTGGTGAAGTATTATTTGAGACTTTTGATAAAGAAAAGGTTGATAAACTTAATACAGATAAATATGAAGCTGTTCCGGCGTTAAAGTATTTGCAAGAAATAAATTCAAATATAAAGGAAGATAATCTTGCTACAGAATTACAAAAACACCTCAAAAAGAACGGTTATGAATTTGATGTTAAGCCAGTTACAGAACGAGAGTTCAATGAACTGGATAACACAAAGAAAGCGCAAAAAGAACTTGCCGAAAAGCAAGCCAAGATATTCGGCAAAAAGGTAGTATTTGTAAAAACCAAGGGAAAGTTTGGCATTAATGGCGTAATGGTTCCGGCTATTAAAGATACCATATTCATTGATCTGAATACGCCAAAACCATTTCATGCAGTGATGGCGCATGAGTTATCTCATTGGATGGAGCAAGAGAATCCAAAAGCATACAAAGACATGCTTTCCGCTTTAAAATATATCATCATTAATGAATCGGGTTATAGTAAAAAGTACGGCATTACAGATCAAACAGAAGGATTGATCCCGCGCGAGATAGCTGGTGATCTGATGGGTGATAACTTCACTAAGCCTGAGTTCTGGCAGAAAGTTGCAGAATACAATCCATCCAAGTTTAAAGAGATTGCGCAGAACATTATCAAGTGGCTAAAGAATATTGTACTGAAAGCCAAAGCGCGCGGCATGGGTTCAGAGGAATGGGTGACCGATGCCAAGAAAGCACAAGATATTATCGCTAAAGCTGTATCTCAATATACCAAAGAGCAGGATGCTGTTGGTGAGAAAATAGAGTTTAAAAAGAAAAGCGAAGGTGAATTAAAGCTTTCTAAAGATAAGCAAGAAAAAGAACTTAATGATTACCGCATGGAACACCAATCTCCAGGAAGAGAAGGTAATGCACCATTATCC